GGATGCAAAAGAAACCTTACATGACCTCATGACGAGGGACAGGAATAGATACCGCAACCATTCCGATGAAGAATACGCTCAAGGTAAAGTCGCTGAATGGAAAAAGCGATTGGGTTTGTTGCCATACCTGTTCGGCCTTGAATATCAAACCGAAGATCAGCAAGAACAATTCATGGATTTGCTCAAAGCGATGGCTACAAAGAAGGATATGATGTCAGCCGACTCACGTTTTATTCAAAACAAAATGCAAGAAAAGGCAGGGATTTCATGGGGTCGAGCGTTGCGTTCATTCCGAGCCAGATTCATTCCTCTTCTCCAATGGTGGCAACGTGCAAGTGATCGGCATGGACCAGTTGCCCCTGCTGAATCTCAAGGCGACTTGATGAAAGAAGCAAGTGCCGACATGCACTTTGTCAGTCCTTATGTGGTGATGCCCCCTTCGCAAATTGAGAAGTCGCATACCCATCATTGGTGGGATATTTTTCAGCCCTGGGGCGGTGTTGGGCGTGATTGGAAATCATTGCATGACATCTTGCAGCAATCATACCCCGAAGTCTTTGATGGTGGTTGGATGGATGAAGCATTGATGCACAAATCAGCGTCTTTGCTTGATTCCTATAATACCGATGGCGGAAGCCACTTCCCGCATCTCATCAACAATGATGAGGCAAAGGCATACCCTTCTCACGCATCATTGAAGTCCAATTTCAAGGATGCCAATTTCTTTGAGAATCGAAGGGCGAATTGGAGTCATGCTTCAAACCTACACTTCTTGCATCCAAGTGAGGTTCAAGGTCAAGGGGGGCGCATGATTGTTCCATCCGACCAAATGATGATGAGTCGGCTTGGACGTTCATTGGCGGGTCAAGCCGATATGGGTTCTCCAAGAATTGGAATGTTCCGTGAAGAACACCCCTCATCAAGTTCAACCTATTGGGATAGCCACAATGCTTTGTTTGCTGCAAACGACATGCACATGGGCAAAGTCATGAACAACATGGCTCAACAGGTCATGAAGCAATTCGGTTCTGGTATCATCAACCCTGCCGATCCAACCAACATGGAACAGGCAACATTGGCACGTGGCAATCTCCAACAGTTGGCTGCTGCTGCCGACTTTGCCATGAAGAAGGTGAACATGGGCGAAGAATATCGAGCCTTAGCACCGCTTGTTGAGAATGGCAATGTGGCAATGAAAATCAAATCAATTGGTCCTGTGAGTCCTACGTCATTTGCTACAACCCCTCCAACTTACAATACGGGAAATACCCACCTTTGGGGTCATGAAATGCCAGCAAACCTCACATGGAAACATGACCCTCAAAGTGGTGGCATCTCCTTTGGAATGACCGAAGAACCGTTCAACATTATGCAGCGAACCGTCCATGAAAACAAAATCAAAGCGGTGTTGCCGTCTTTGCTTGAAAGCAACATTATGCCTAAGCAAAAGGACATTCATGCCTTATCCGCATTGGATCATAGAGGACTCTCCCCTATCGCAACAGGAAGTCTGTTGAAGGCTGAGGATTACGAGCCAACAGGGGTATTCACAACCAAAATCATTCCAGCCTACACCATCCATAAGTTGGATGATATGGAGAAGTTGCGTGGATTCTCAGGGGATTGGGTCGTCCAAAAGATGCCAAAGGGTGAACGTATTTTTGTCGAGAAGAAGGGCAACCACTTGAAAGGTGGCAAATTGCCAGGTGGTGTGAAGAAGGAATTGCGTGATATGACAGGCGATTTCACCTTTGATGCGTATTTGGATGGCGACACTTTGCATGTTGTTGATTTGCTGGTTCACAAAGGAACAGACCTACACCTTGAACCGCTTGACGATAGAATCAATGCCCTTCGAACACTTTACGATTCAACCGAACATGTTCACTTCCCAATGCCAACCAATTGTGTTTCCACCGATCATGAAGGGCTGGATAAAGCCATCAGCAATTTTGACGAGGACGAATTGTTGATTCGTGATTCACGTTCAACCTTCATGAAAGAAAAGGAGGTTCACCCAAAATGGATTCGCTACGCCAAGGAATCAATCGCTAAGGCGTTTTATCCTCCAATGCCAGAAGTGGTCGTTTATCCGAACAAAATCAAGTTGTGTTATCCATCCATTCTTGACCCTGTGATTGTCAAAGGGTCTTTTGATGGGATGGGCTTTGATATTGAAGGGCTTGAAGGCAATGAAGCCATCATGTCAAAGGCAATCCGTGATATGCCTCTTTGGAGTCCAGTCGCAATCAGTCTGTTGAAAGAAGGTTCTGCGGCATCGTCGGGCGGCTCGTCCTCAAGCGGTGGGACTTTCAGTTCAAGTGATGCAGGGGCATTTAATCCAATTCATTCAACGCCAAAGCGAAAGCGACCACGTGAATTGAAACTCGCAAAAGAAACCATCCTACGTGCGCCATCTATTATTGGCGAGGATGAAGAAGGTGATAGTGTGGCTCACACCATGAAACATGCTCGACGTGCTATCACCGAGGACGATACGGCAAAAACAACTGAGCAATTGTTGGAGAAGGTGAAGGGACTCAACAAGAAAATGCTTGAAATGTTCTCAGGGGAATATGGGCTTGAGCGAACCGAAGAGGGTAAATGGACTGTCAATGAAGCGATTGACGACGACATTATAGAGAATATGTTTCCTCGTATGAATCGCATTTCACCTGATGGCGGGGCGTGGGCTGGAATGCAAGCCGACATTACCGCACCAAGAGGGCCAACCGAACTGATTGAGGATAGCGGGACAACGTTTTACGATCCCAAAGAAGGTGAAGAGGTTGAAGAAATCCCAATGAAGCATCTCCGTGTAAAGGATGAGCCAACTGGCGAAGAAGCCACGATTGACATTGAGAATGGCCGAGCCACCCTCCGTATGCCATTGAAAACGCAACAGGAGATGGCTGATGAGCAAGAAGTTCAACCTGATGATAGGTCCGAAGCCGAAGAGATTTGAACCATATCCCTTCATATAGGACTACACGAAATCGGAAAGACAATGGCGACCACCCTCGACCTTCAAACGGCATCATGGAATGCCGAAGGTTCGGACTTCTTGTTGAAGTCTGTCGGAAGCGAGGGTGAACTCTATGTCGCTGGTTATGCCTCCGTTGATATGGTGGACAAGCAGGGAGATCGAATCCCAACCTCCGCATTGAAGAAAGCATTCACCCAATTCATGGGCAACAAAGCATTCCGCAATGTTCAGTTGGCTCATTCTGGTATTCAAGTCGGTGAGGTTGTTGCAGACCACACCGATTCCCAAGGCCGTGTGTGGAAATCCGAAGTGGACGACCACGGCCTCTTTGTCGTGTGCAAAATCCGCAACGACATTCAAAAAGCACGTGAAGTGCAAAAGCAAATCCGCAATGGCGATTTGCGAGCGTTTTCGATTGGCGGTCAAGCCTTGTTTCGTGTTAGCAAAACGACACCAGAACTTGGAAGCCATCGAGAGATTACCGATCTTGAATTGCATGAAATCACGCTATGCAAGAAAGGTATCAACCCCGAATCAACCTACACAATACTGAAAATGGAAGATGATAATATGAGCAACACCGAAGTTTTGAACGAAATTAAGGCTGGACTGAGCGAAGTTCTCAAAGAACTGAGCGAGAAAGAAGAAAAGAACACCACTTGTAGTGTGTGCAAAGAGGACGATTGTTCGGGCTGCACCAGCAAATCCTACGAGGAAGAGGCGGCTCTTGACTACATCACGACTCTTGAGAAGTTTGCTCACGAATCGGGTGTGGACTTGAACGGCCTTCGTGATCACTTCGGTTTGGAGAAGGCTTACCTTCTCGAACAGGGTCGTGGCGGCTACTCTCACCGTGGACAAGGTGATGAAGTCGGTTCTGGCGAGGATGCCTCCGAGCCAGCCTATCCCTCCCTCCCCTCTCCAAGCGGCAACCAAAACGTCATCAAAGCCCCAAGCGTCCCAAGCATGAGCATGAACGCACCAAAGGGCAACCAAAACATCGTGAAGTCCTTGACTCCTGAGATGTTGGAGAAGGGCTACCGAACCTACGCTGCCCTTCGTGATGAAGAAGCGGTCAAGGGACTGGTTGAGAAGGAATGGCAAGAGCG